GATTTACTCAGATGGAACTAATGTTGTTGATACAGCATTTACAGATTTATCCTCTGACTACTCACCACAACTTTCAGCTAACTTAGATGCAAATGGTAATAACATTGCTATTGATACTGCAACAGGTCTCATTGATGAAAATGGAAATGAGCAAGTTACTTTTACAACAACTGGATCTGCAGTTAATGAATTCACAGTAGCTAACGCAGCTACAGGTAATGCACCTGAAATATCTGCGACTGGTGGTGACACTAACATTGATTTAAATCTTACACCAAAAGGAGTTGGTAGAGCAACTTTCAATGGTCAAGGTAAAATTCAAAGTGTTGCAGAAAAAGTTACAACTGAAGCAACAGCTGCTACAGGCACTGTTAACTATGATGTTCTTACACAAGCTGTGTGGAACTTTACAACAGATGCTTCAGCAAACTGGACATTAAATATTAGGGGGGATGGTTCAAATTCTTTAGATTCAATTATGGACACTGGAGAATCTATTACTATTGCTCATGTTGTTAAACAAGGTGGAACAGCTTACTATAATAGTGCTGTGCAAATTGATGGATCAAGTGTTACTCCTGAATGGCAAAATGGTTCTGCGCCAAGTGGGGGTAATATTAACTCTTTAGACGTTTATGCATATACTATTATAAAAACTGGTGCAGCTACTTTTACAGTATTAGCAGCTCAAACTCAGTACGCTTAATAAAGAAGGAGAATAAATTTTATGCCATTAAAAGCATCTTTTGGATCAGGTTCAGCCTTAGGATTTGGATCAGGTTCTGGAATAGTTAGAGAATGTTTTATCTGTGCTTGTGGTGGTACTGTAGTCACTGATGGTGATTATAAAATCCATGCCTTTGCTTCTCCAGGAACTTTTACAATTAATAATTTTGTTATTGAAGATAACAGTAAAGTAAATTACGCTATTATTGCTGGAGGCGGAGGAGGTGCTGCACCTCAATCAGGAGCTGGTGCAGGAGGTTTTAGAACTAATTTTCCTTCATGCGGTACCCCTGTTACCAAAGCAGCTTATGGAATTACAGTAGGAGCTGGAGGAGCAGGTAAATGTGCATGTTCTTCTGGAAATGGGGACAAAGGAGCGTCTTCCATAGCTGTTGGACTTACTGCTGCCGGAGGCGGTGGTGGAATGGTTAGTGCTTGTGCATCAGTTAATAATGGTGGATCAGGGGCTGGCGGAGCCTTTAATAACGTAGGTGGATTAGGAAATACACCTGACACATCTCCAGTAGACGGTTCTCCTCAAGGAAATGATGGAGGTATTGGTGCTGGACCTATTCAACCTTCACCCGATGGACAATTTAACCCTGGCGGCGGCGGTGGAGCTGGCGCAGTTGGAGGTAATGGAGGAAGCATCACTGCAGGTGGCGGTGGAGCTGGAAGAACTTCAACAATTTTAGGAGCTGGATCACCTGTTTTAAAAGGTGGAGGCGGAGGCGGCGGTTCACGTCAAACTGGCGGAGGTGGCCCTGCAGGACCAGGAGGCGGAGGCGCTGGAGGAAGAACTGCACCTGGAGGAAATGGAACAGCTAACACTGGTGGCGGTGGAGGCGGAGGCGGTCTTGAGTTCGCTACTAGATATGCCGGTGGAAACGGTGGAAGTGGAATAGTTTATATAAGGTATAAATTTCAATAGGTAATATATGGCACATTTTGCAAAATTAACAGAAAACAATATTGTAAGCACAGTTTTATTTGTTTCTAACGATGTTATAACTGATGGAAACGGTGTTGAACAAGAATCTTTAGGTCAACAACATTTACAAACACATCACAATTGGCCTGCAAATTTATGGGTTATGACTTCCTATAATACTAAAGCTAATACACATAAATTAGACGGAACACCCTTTAGAGGGAATTATGCAGGTATAGGTTATACTTGGGACTCTGAAAATGAAATATTTTGGGCTCCTCAACCTTATCCTAGTTGGACTAAAAATATTACAAATGCAAATTGGGAACCACCTGTGGCTCAACCTGAACCAACTGAAGAACAAATAACTCAAATAAATGCAGGGACACATATCTGGAATACGGAATGGAATGAGTCGACTCAAACTTGGGATATTGAATTTAGAGAAACCTCTTAACCTTAATATTTGACTTTTAATCTAGCTTGTATTACATACAAGTAATAAAGATTATGTATAAGAAAGTCTTAGAAGAAACAGCTATTTATTCTGGAAAAGTTTCTATGCCGCGAGGATACGAAATTGATCATGAATCTTTATTAGTAAATATAACAGGTTCAAATGTTTATGAAGTTGATTTTCCATTATCAAACATATGGATAGATTTAAATAATTTTCTTACAGAAAGAATTTATCTAAATTTTAAATTAAACTTATCTAACGTAAAAACTTGGGGAGACATAATATATCCAGGAAAAAAATTTGAAGTAAGTAAGATACCTGAAAAACCAAGAAATCATTTTGTTTTAATATATGGAGTAAAAATTAAACCTGGCTCTAGCTATGTTAAAATTTATCATAAAGATATTTCACAGATGTATGAAATAAAAGAAGGAGAGTTTATAATGTTTCCCTCAAACCTATTATATACAATTTGTGAAAATAAAAGTGATAAAATAAATTTTATACAAAGCATACTTTATGAGCTTATCTAATTATTATTACTGGTCTTTTCCTTCTGTTTTAACACCTAGGTTTTGTGATGAAGTAATACAATATGCTTCATATAATAAAGATCAAGAAGCACGTGTAGGACACCCTTCTGTTCAATATAAAAGAAAATCTAATATTGTTTGGTTAAGAGATGAATGGATATATAGGGAAGTAACTCCATATGTTCAAGAAGCTAATAAAAAAGCAGGTTGGAATTTTGATATAGATTTTTCTGAAAGTTTTCAATTTACAAAATATCAATTAAATCAATTTTATGATTGGCATTGCGATTCTTTTTCTAAACCATTCAATAAACCAAAAGATTTAAATATTCATGGTAAAGTAAGAAAGTTATCTGTTACTTGTCAATTAACAGATGGTTCAGAATATGAAGGGGGAGAATTACAATTTGATTTTAGGGATTATGATCCTCCTTTAAGAGATGAATTAAAACATGTTATTACTGCCAAAGAAATACTTCCTAAAGGTTCTATAATTGTATTTCCATCTTATATATGGCATAGGGTTCAACCTGTAACGAAAGGAACAAGATATTCTTTAGTATTATGGAATTTAGGATATCCTTTTAAATAAAATGAAAATATTAGAATGTTTTAAAACTCCAATATGGTCACTTAAAAAACCAGAATTTATAAAATCACTTAATAAAGCAAGTGATCCATATATTAAAGAATCTAAAAAAAAATTTAAAGAAAAAACAAAATTTTTAAATGACTTTGGTTTTTCATACCACTCTACTTCTTTAGTGGGAGATTCAAAATTTAAAGATTTTCATTCTTTTATAGGACAAAAATCTTGGGACTTTTTAGATTGGCAAGGTTTTGATATGTCAAAATATCAAATATTTTATGAACAAAGTTGGGTGCAAGAGTTTGCTAAAAATGGTGGTGGTCATCATTCAGCTCATATTCATTGGAACACACATGTTAATGCTTTTTATTTTTTAAAATGTTCTGATAAAACATCTTATCCAATTTTTCATGAACCAAGAACAGGTGCACGAGCTACCAAATTACATATGAAAAATCTATTGGAGCTAAATCATGCAGCTGAAACTATTCATTTTAAACCCGAACCAGGTGATTTAATTATTTTTCCCGGTTACCTTGAACATGAATTTAGTGTGGATCATGGAGAAGCACCTTTTAGATTTATACATATTTGTATAACTGCTGTGTTAAAACAAATGGCAAAAGATACTTAATATGTGGGTCTATAAATTTAAAAATCATAAAAAAATAAAAAATAAACTATTATCATTAATAGAAGATATGCCTAATGAGCCCATAGAAGAAAATTATGTTAAAGTTGATAAAAGTGATTGGAATTTACCAAAAAATTTTGAAAGACCTTATTTAGATTTTTTTTATGACAATTTTAACCATCAAATGAATGAGATATGCTCAGATTTTAATTGCATAAAATGGGAAATACATAATGGATGGTTTCAACAATATAAAAAAATGCAGGAACACAAATGGCATACGCATCAGCAAACAAATTTAGGTGCTGTTTATTATTTAGAATTACCTTCTGAAGAATTAGCAACTGAATTTTTTGATAAAAGTAAACCAAAAATAAAGGAAGGGGACATAATATTTTTTCCTGCACATATGCTGCACAGATCTCCTAAAAATAAAACTAATAAAAGAAAAACAGTTATAGCTTTTAATTGTGATTTTTATGAGTGGAGAGAAAACAATGAGTTTTAAAAAAAATAAATATAAATTAATTAAAAATGCAATGTCGAAAGATTTAGCAATTTTTTGTTATAATTATTTATTGATGAAAAAACAAGTTTACGACACTTGTATTGAGCATAGATATTTTTCTCCCTATGAAAAAATTTTAGGATATTATGAAAGTGAAAAAGATCAAATACCTAAAACCTATTGCAACTATTCAGATATAGCAATGGAAACTTTATTATTAAAGCTTCAACCTATTGTAGAAAAAGAAAGCAATTTAAAATTGTATCCTAATTATACTTACAGCAGAAACTATAAAAAAGGAGATGAACTTAAAAAACATATAGACAGGTTTAGTTGTGAAATATCAACAACTTTAAATTTAGGTGGTGATCCATGGCCAATTTATTTAAAGTCTAAAGAAGGCAAAAATTTAAAGTTTAGTTTAAAACCTGGTGATATGTTAATTTATAGAGGTAGCGATTTAGAACATTGGAGAGAGCCCTTTAAAGGAAATGACTGTGTTCAAGTTTTTTTACATTACACAAATGTAAAAACAAAATATTCAGGATCAAATATTTTTGATAAAAGACTTCATTTAGGTTTACCGGCTTGGTTTAAGGACAAGGTATAAAACCCGTATTAACATCAATTTCATTATTATTATTTTTACTTATTGAACTTTTTATATCTTCAACTGAACATACATCAAAAGCAATAGTAATTCTTTCTCCCTCAAAACCAGATAAAACATTTACCCTATGTTTATAATTAGCTGGACCTATATATAATTTACCTATTTTATTTTTAATAGTAAACTTTTCAAATTGAGTTTCTGTGTCTTTAGGATCAATACTAACGTAGCCATGAAAAGAACAATTTTGATGGTCGTGCCAATCTAGTACCTCTTCTTGTTTATGAAAATTTAACCAACACTGATACCACAAAGGTCTTTTATGACCTGCTGTTTTTCGTATAATTTTTTGTAAGTCTAAAAAAAATTTATAATAAAACGGAGAACCAAAAGTTAAAGTAGATAAATTATAATATCTATAAAACCATGTGCTAGACATTTTATTAAAGGGAACTCCGTAAGCAAAAACAAATCTTTTATGAGCTAATTTTGCTCCTTCAATAAATTGATTTTTATTCTTTTTAATATATGGTATATTTGTAATTATATAATCTTTCATGATAAATAAATTTTCTACATACTTAACAGAAATAAAATATCCTTCAAGACAACAAATGATCAAAGAATCTTGGCACGTTGAAGGCATCTTAAAAGACAGGTCTAATGAAAAATTAAAGTTTGATTTACGCCCTATAAAAAATAATATGAAGACAGGGACTTTTAAAAGCAAAGCCGATAAGATGGTTTTTGACATAAAGAACCAATGGATTATAGTTGATATAGAAGAATTACATGAATATTTAAAAGAAAATGATTTAAAAAATGTTCATTTAGACAGTTTGATATCTAAGCTAGATTGGAATATAATACTACCAAAATAATAAAAACCCTATATATTAAGGATTATGGCCTTAAAAAAAGTAGATTTTGCACCTGGTTTTAATAAACAAAGCGTACCCTCCGCTCTCCCTGGACAATGGGTGGATGGAGATTTTGTACGTTTTAGGTATACAGCACCTGAAAAAATAGGTGGATGGGAACAGTTAACTGTTGCTAACGAGACATTACCTGGAGCAGCACGGGCTCAATTATCTTTTGCTAGTTTAAAAGGAGAAAAATACACGGCTATAGGAACCTCTCAAGGATTATTTTTATATTATGGAGAAGCATTTTATGACATCACTCCTTTGGATACAGCAATTACTGGAGCTGACTTCGACACTGTTGAAGGTTCTGACATTGTTACTGTTAATAAAACTTCCCACGGATTAGCTGTTGGTAGATACATTACTTTCACAAGCGTTGTAACTCCTAATGGATTTACAACTTCTGATACTTTTACTGAAGGTGCTTTCGAAATATTGACTGTGCCTACTGCTAATACTTTTACTATTCAAACTCCTATTGCAGCTGTCGCTGGTGCTTCATCTGGAACAGGGGGAGCTACAATTAATCCTTATGTTATAATTGGACCAACCTTTCAAACAAAAGGATATGGATGGGGAACTTATTTATGGAGTGATTCAACCTGGGGCACAGAAAGAACTGTAAGTAGTGTAACACTAGATCCTGGTAACTGGTCTTTAGATAATTTTGGTGAAGTATTGGTTGCAACTATATTTAATGGTAAAACATTTACTTGGGATGCAGGAGCCACTAATCCACGAACGGTAAGAGCTTCACAATCAACTTCAGGTTTTTCTACCTCTGCTAATCCTACCGCTACAAGATTTACATTAGTTTCGGACAGAGATAGGCATTTATTTCATTTTGGAACAGAGACTACTATTGGCAATTCTTTAACTCAAGACCCCATGTTCGTAAGATTCTCTAATCAAGAAGATTTAAATACTTATTTACCCACTGCCACTAACACTGCAGGTACCTTTAGATTAGACACAGGCAATAAAATTACTGCAGCTTTACAAGGTAAAGACTATGTTTTTGTATTAACAGATTTAGCTGCTTATGTTATTCAATTTGTAGGGCCACCTTTTACTTTTAGTGTTAGACAAGTTGGAACTAATTGTGGCTGTATTGCCCAACATGCAGCAAGTTATGTTAATGGAGCTGTTTATTGGATGTCCAATGAAGGTGGATTTTTTATGTACGACGGTACGGTTAAAGCACTTCCTTGTTTAGTTGAAGATTTCGTGTTTACAGTTCAAAATGGAAATTTAGGTCTTAATTATCAGTCTGCTGCTACTGTTTATTCTGAGCCTAATTCTTTATATACAGAAGTAAATTGGTTTTATCCTAAATCAGGATCTGAACAAATTGACAGGTGTGTGACGTACAACTATCAAGAAAACGTATGGACTACTTCGTCCCTTGCTCGTAGCACTTATCAAGATCAAGGTGTTTTTGAAAAACCTTACGCAACCGAATATAATACTACAAGCACTCCAGTTTTTTCACTGATTAGCGGTATTACCAATTTATACGGGGCATCCATATATTATGCTCATGAAGTAGGAACTGATCAAGTCAATAGTTCCGGCACAACTTCTATAGATGCCTTTATAAGATCTGGAGATTTTGATATTGATGATGGTGAATTGTTTATGTCTATGAGAAGATTTATGCCTGATTATAAATTTTTAGTAGGTAACTCTAAAGTAACTTTATTTATATCCGATTATCCATCGGACACTCAAACAGGTTCTCCTTTAGGTCCCTTTACAATAACAGCCACTACTGATAAAGTAGATACTAGAGCTCGAGGAAGATTACTATCGTTGAAAATTGAAAACGATGCTGCAGGTGAAACTTGGCGTTATGGTAGTTTTAGAATGGATGCTCAACCAGACGGAAGGAGATAATATGCCACTTACTACAAAAGGTAAAAAAATAATGAAATCAATGAAAGATAGATATGGTAAGAAAAAAGGTAAGGCTGTATTTTATGCTTCAAAGAATAAAGGCAAAATAAAAGGCGTAGATAAAACTAAAAAATAATGGCTAAATTAACTAATTATATACCAGAACCAAGACAAGAATATGATGTTGAAAATCAAAGACAAATTGTAGAGTCTATGACAACAATGAAACAACAACTTAATTTTTCTTTTCAACAAGATTTAAAAAATGAGGAAGACCAGAAAAACTGGTTTTTAAGTTAATGGCTAATTTTTATAAAAGTGAAACATTTGATTTAACAACAACTAATTTAACTACAGTGTTAACAATTAGTACATCAGCAATTGCTATTGTAAAATCGGTACAAACTGCAATAATAGATAATACCAATGTCGATATAGATGTAGTTTTAAAAAAATCAGGTGGTTCTGATGTTGAAATAGGGCATGGTACTTTAAATAAATCTACAGAAAATTTTGCAAAAGATGTTATTAACATGGAAGCAGGAGACGTATTAAAAGTACAAGCCAGTGTTGCTGACAAGGCCTCTGGACAAATCAGTTATCTTCTGATAGATAGATCTCAAGAAAATGGATAATATAGTTAGAATAAATTGTACGACTATAACAACTTATAGAAATACAAAAACTGGTGAAACTTCTACAGAAAAATTAGAAGGACCTGATATTGTGTCCGATGTTACAGTTCAAGTTTCTCCTAAAGGATTAGATTTAATGCAGAAAGTTATGAATAAACAAAATGAAAATACGAAACCCAAGTCCTAAAGGGGGCACCGAATTACAACTTGGATTTTTAACTAAGTACGTAAATAAAAATTTATTGGATCAAGTGCAGATTTGCACTAGTGTTCCAGGTAAAGTGCCTATTGATCCTAGTAAAGTAAATATACTTTGGCAAAAGAATTCTTATGATCAACCTAATTTATACCCTTGGTTTAAAAATAAAGCTAATCATAACATATATGACTGGTACGTTTTTAATTCACATTGGAATCATGAAAAATTTAGAATGATGTTTGGATTACCAGACCAAAAATGTATTGTTATTAAAAATGGTATTGAGAAAATAGAAAAAGCTAATCCTTACAAAGAAGGTCAACCAATAAAAATTATACATCAAAATACTCCGTGGAGAGGATTAAGTGTATTATTAGGTGCCATGCAATTAGTTAAGAATCCATTAATTAGTTTAGATGTTTACTCTTCGTGTGAAGTGTATGGTAAAGATTTTATGGAAAAAAATGATCATAACTACAAAGCTTTATATGAACAAGCAGAGTCTTTACCTAATGTAAATTACATTGGCTACAGACCAAACGAATACATTAGAGCTAATATAAAAAATTATAATATGTATGTATACCCAAGTATATTTGAAGAAACTTCATGCATATCTTTATTAGAATCTATGGCAGCTGGATTGTATTGTATTACTACAAATTATGGAGCTCTTTTTGAAACGGGTGCTGAATTTCCTATGTATATACCTTATGACAAAAAGTATGAAAGATTGGCTGAAAAATTTGCTTATGGTATAGAAGTAGCAGCTAAAACTTTACACAGAACAGAAATACATAATCATTTAACTACACAGTCTGGTTATACTCATTTGTATTACGGATGGCCTAAACAAGCTTCTTCGTGGACTAGATTTTTACAAGGAGCAATTAATGCAAAAAAGTAATAAGGCCTCTGGCCAAAACAATGAACCCATCTGGTTTACTAAAGACACTTCGACTAAAACCATAGTTCCTAATAAAGATACCTATCAAACTATTAAAACTAACAAAGTTGAAGGAGAGGTAACCGAAATAAACCTAGGCTCTACTTCACCTTATAAAATAATGGTATGCACTCCTTGTCATAGTGATGTTAGCATGCATTATTGTCAAGCAGTTTTAAAGTTTCAACAAGAATGTTGGCAAAAGAAAATACAGGTTAGTTTTACTTTACTTAAATCTTCTTTGGTTACACAAGGTAGAAACTTATGTGTAGCTGAAATGTTGAACCATGAAGATAATTATACTCACTTATTATTTATAGACTCTGATATTGATTTTAATGGGTCTACTATATTTAAAATGTTAGAGTTAGATAAAGATGTTATTTCTTGTCCTTACCCTATGAAGATGTTAAGTTGGGATAAAGTATGGAGAAGGTATCATGAAAAAGTAGATGCTGTTAAAACAGCAGATGATTTAGCTAAATCAGGGTATACCTTTCCTGTTAAAATAGAAGACCCCAACAACATTCAAAGTGAAAAAGGAGTAATAGAGCTTTCACATGCCCCCACTGGATGTATGTTAATTAAAAGAGAAGTATTGGAAAAAATGATTAAAGAGTATCCAGAATTAGAAATTTTTCAACCTACTATAATTAATGGTAAAGAAGAAAAGAAAGCCAATATGTTTAATTTATTTGATACCTTACACGACACTAAAACCAAACGTTATTTTGGAGAAGACTTTGGATTTTGCCAAAGATGGGCTGATATAGGTGGTAAAGTACACGCTTACATAAATGATTACATCACTCATGTAGGAGAGTATCAGTTTTGTGGTAGGTTTAGGGATGATTTGTGGCAAGGAAGCAGACCTGTCAAATCTGTTGACGACACTAAAAAAATCAAATAAAGTATCATATTTACAGGATTTCTACGCCTGCTTAACAGTATAAATATATTTAAATTATGGCGATATCTAGATCTTTAATGAACAG